TCTTTAACGAAATTGACGACTATGGGGCGGAAGCGAAATCCTATGGAGAAATCCGTCTTTCAAAAACCGACTCTGGTTTTGAAACTGAGATTTTAACTCCACACATTAAAGATGGAAACCGCATTGCTGCAAACTACGCAAAGGGTATCTATCGTTGGGTTGAAAAGAAAACAGGAAAAATCCTGTATGTTGGTAAGACCGATGGAAAGACAAGCTCTATTCATCTGCGGCAAGGTAACCATACTCGTTCGTTCCGCCGTCCTGATGAACAGCATGAATCTTCAGGTCGTAAATATCGGGAATATCTAAAACAAAATGGTTTACATTCTATGGATGTTGTGATACAATATATTAATACGGTCGAATATGGTGATCTGAGTATTGCTCCTATTATCGAGGACGCATCAATCCAACATTTTCAACCTATAATGAATAACGAAATTAAAGGTAGAGGTTCTCGTAATGAAGTATGACGAAGGTAAACCAAAGATCCACTTAGTACCACCTGAGGCTATCATTGAAGCTGCTCGGGTCTTTGGCTTTGGCGCAAAAAAGTATGGTGAAAACAATTGGCGGCAGGACATTGACAAATTTCCTGTCTCTCGGCATTATTCGTCTATTCAACGACATCTTATGGCATATATGTCAGGTGAAGATGAAGACCCTGAGTCCGGTTTACCACACTTGTCGCATGCTCTTACGCAAATGATGATCCTTGTAATGACTACGATCGAAGGCGATCCATCTACCGATGATAGGTTTAAAAAATGAATAGAGCCAAATCACAAAAAATTCTTGGTGACATTGCCGAAACGGTTGTGTCTGACTATTTCACGATGCAAGGCGATACGGTTGAAATGTCGACAGATCCATACGATCAAGAAAAAGATATGTTTATCAATGGAGTTCGAACAGAAGTAAAGTTCGAGACTCTATATCATAAATTTAATTCTTTTTCCATACCTGTATATAATACGCGAAACGGTAGGATCACAAAAAACCAACTCAACAAATGTATGAATGTAGAACGACTTATCGTAGTTCAAAATCCTGGCAAAGATAGCGCGGTTACCCTATGGGAAGCTGCGCCGTTAGGAAAACGCGATTTTGAATTTATTGTAAATCAACACGATGGAAGGTTGGTTGCACTTTTTCCATTAGAAACATTTACAAAAATTGTTGACATTCGTAGCGATAAGTTGTATAATGAGATTACAAAGTACAGCTTTTCTAACTATAAGGAATACGCATAATGCAAAAAGTAAATGATATTCGTAACTATTTTATTGAAGAACTCAAGGCAGAACGGTTTACGACCGATAAAACTGGTCAGAAAACTATTGAAATTCTAGGTGCAAGTTTTATTGCCGACGAGCCTTCAATCTTTGGTACTCCAAAACAGGAATATATTGATGCTGAGTTGGCTTGGTATGAAAGCGGATCTATTAACATTTATGATATTCATGGTGCAGGTAAAGAACCACCTGCAGCTTGGAAATACGCAGCAGATACACATGGTAATATTAATTCGAACTATGGCCACCTAGTTAATTCGCCAAAGTTTTATAATCAATATTATAACGCAATTGATGAGCTGATTGCAAATCCAGATAGCCGTCGTGCTCAAATGATTTACAATCGCCCATCAATCTGGGTTGAATTCAACGAAGGTGGCAAGTCTGATTTCATCTGTACCAATGCACAAACATTCTATATCCGTGATGGTAAGTTGCATATGGTATCTCAAATGCGATCAAATGATGTAGTCTTTGGTTACAAGAACGATTATGCTTGGGCTCAACATCTTATGGATCGTGCTGTTAGTGATTTGCATCAAGCAGGATATGAAATCACAAAAGGTGATCTTACTTGGCAGGTAATGAACCTACATGTTTACGAACGCCACTTTAATCTTGTAAAATAACTGTTGATTACGGAGAAAAATGATGAAACAGTATCCTTGGAAGTTCAAACTCAAATGGAATGGCATTGAATGGTGGCAGTCTGAGAAAACACTCGGAACTGATCATTACTTCTATTACTTCTATTGGTTTGACCGGATTGAAAAGAAAGAGAATCGCTTTATTGGATATGAATATATGTATTATGATGGACCTCATGTATCACTGTGTTTATGGTGGGCGTGTATGACGTGGTCAACCCCTTGGACTAAAGTAAGGAAAGAAAAATGATTAAAACATTTTGGCGTGACTTCAAACAAGGGTTTAAGCAGTTTTTTTGGATAGGTATAGCACTTGGTATCGGAACATCACTAGGTAGTTGGAGTCATCCTTATGAACAGTGTAAGCGTATGTACGACACGCCTGAAGATATTTCAGAATGTGTTTGGATTAAAGAGAATCCGTAATGAGCGCATATACAAAAGCATTGACTGCTGAACAGTTGATACAATATATTGCTATTGATCGTCCTGAACTGTCACATGAGAAAGTTAAGTGGCAGAGAGATCATTATATTAAAATCTGTCGTGAATGGCTAGAGGTGAAAACAAATGAGTAAAACAAGTAAAGCACAAGCCTATAAAAAAGTTTATGCCAGCAAATTCTGCCCAGCTGAATGGTTGGAATACGAACCGGTGGATTTGTTACCAGAGTGTAAAAGTGTAACTCGCTTGGGTGTCACATATGAATATCAAAAAGTGCGTAACAAGTTCTTAGGTTTGATCCCATATACTGAGTGGGTGGCTAAAGAATGTATTGTGTGGTATCCCGAAGACACTGTAGAATATTATACTTGTAGTTGTGAAGAAGGATTGGATATGAAATGAGCGATAAAGACGAATATATCCGAAGATTAGATAAGATTGAACGTGACCTTGAGTGGATCATTAAATATTTGTTGAGAAAAGATGTTCCTATTCAGCCATCACCGTATAAACCGCCACCCTCCGATCATGATCCAACCTACTTTGCGCTAACCACTTGTCGTAAATGCGGCATGAAATGGAATGGCCCAATGGGATATGTTTGCCCTTCACAAGACTGCCCAATACAATTCAAAGCAACTTTCTAAGTAAGGAAAGAAACATGAGCCTAACAAGTAAAGCACAACAGTATGATGTTCTGGTAAAAGAACTATTTGTATTGCTTGACCGCACAGAAGAAACTGATGAAGGCAGAACGTTCCGTCCAAATCAGATCACATCTTGTCGTACATTAGATGCGGAAAAGTTGGAACATGTTTTAAAAGGACTGAAAAGCACATTGGAGGACTGGGGATGAAAGTTAATATTGGACCATACGTATATCGTTGGACAAGCAGCGTATATACCAATTATATGATTAAGCATTATGGTCATTATTGGCCTGAGTACGGACAAAAAGGTTTAAACAATAAGGTTGAACCATTTAAAGAAGCATTTCTTCGCAATCTAGAAGATACTCTGCAATGGATCTATAACCATACCATTAATCTATATTTAGATCGTAAGCAACGTAGAGTAAAAATCCGTATTGATAGCTATGATACGTGGTCAGTGGATGACACTCTTTCTTTGATTATTCTGCCTATGTTAAAACAATTAAAAGAAACTAAACATGGTGCACCATCTGTTGATGATAAGGATGTACCAAAGGAATTGAAATCCACATCAGCTCCGCCCAAAGAGAATGGATGGTTGCCTGATAATAACTATTTTAAACGTTGGGACTATGTACTTGATGAAATGATATGGGCCTTTGAGCAAAAGTGTCTTGATGATTGGGAATCTGATTATTATAAGTTTGAAGAGGGCGCCGGTGATGGATTTCTGGGTGGTTACAAATTAGTATGGGAAGATCCTAAGGGAAGAAAAGCACACCAGAAACGTATATCAAATGGACTGAAACTATTTGGTAAATATTACGAAAATTTGTGGGATTAGGGGTTGACAAACTCAACAACTGGTGTTATAATATATTAGTTACATCAAAGGAAGAATCTGTGATGTGTGGAGAAACAAAATGAAAAATGATTTAATCACCCTGGCATTTATCGCTATTTTTGCTTCGGCTTTAGTGTTGCCCGGCCTTGGCCGATACATGGACATGAACCTAGAACGGCGATTGGAACACGAATTAAAAATGGCTTGTATCAACGCAGGTAAAACCTTAATAGAAGGTAGTTGCACATGAAAACTAATTTAACTCAAAGCCAACTAGATCAACTCGCAAAGCTTATTACATTCAATGAGAACGAAGACGGAGTTTTGTTTATTAAGAATGTCTTAGGTAATGTCGAAGGCGATGTTGTAGGTACTGTGAAAGGCAATGTCAAAGGCTATGTTGAAGGTAATGTCTTGGGTAATGTCTATGGTAATGTCTATGGTAATGTCGAAGGTAATGTCGAAGGCAATGTCGAAGGTAATGTCTTGGGTGATGTCTATGGTGATATCGGAGGTTATGTCGGAGGCAGTGTCGGAGGTGATGTCCATAACAATGTCAAAGGCGATGTTGTAGGCAATGTCTGTGGAGATGTCGGAGGTCACGTCTATTACAATGTCAAAGGCGATGTTGTAGGCAGCATCGGAGGCAGTGTCGGAGGTACTGTCAAAGGTAGTGTCTTAGGTAATGTCTTTGGTAATGTTCATGGTCAGATCGCAGGGAAGTACTGGACTAGCTTAGAGTATAAGGATACATAAATGACATATGTAACAGTTGAAGTAGACGTAGATTTGGACGAGTTCGGTGACGAAGAGATTGTACGCGAACTTAAAGCTCGTGGATATTATGTACAGAAAAAATCTCTCAAAGAGGTTATGGGATGGGATGACAAACTAGATGACGATGACCTTGATTTGTTATTGGAGCTGGTTGACAAGAATAACAATAACGTGTATACTAATAGAGTAAGAGATAAACTTCACAGACAAAGAAGGTATTGATAATGGGTGACGGTCTAAAGAAATGCAGTGGATGCGGATGTGTGACTAATGGGAGGTGTGATGTGGATATAGCTGGCTTTACTTGCGGCCAGCCTCTGTGTAACGATTGCACACACGTTGACGGAAGGTATAGTTGGACGCACGAGCCAAAGAACGAATTAGTAAAACGGCTGCGTGATGGTACGGTCTTTGTAGCCTCACCCGCAGCAGGTGTATCTGGAGTCATAAGCGAATTCAAAACAGATGCTTTGTGTTATGAAGCGGCAGACAGGATCAAAGAACTTGAGGCCAAGCTGGAAGAGGCGTTAGAAATGGCTCTTGATGAATGCGGGTATTTCTGGCGATCAGAAAGCTACGATAACTGGTGGCAGGAACGACGCAACAGGGTCGCAGAACTCAAAGGAGATAAGTAATGAGTGATGATCTAAGAAATAACTCAAATATAGTGAAGCGGTTGAGAAATAAATCAAATGTTTTTTACGAAATGTCCTGGCCCGTATTATACGACAGCGAGAACCTTCTAGACACAGCAGCGGAGCGGATTGAAGAACTTGAAGCCAAGCTGGAAAAGGCGGTGACGGCTTTAAAGTTTTACCGAATCGAAGAACTTGAGACCAAGCTGGCGCAGGCGGTGGAGTCTTTAGAGAAGCTGGCACGGCTGGGTAACGGCGACCTTTACGGCAACAGCGATGGCAACATGATTGCCCGCGCTGCCCTCGCAGAACTTAAAGGAAAAGAGTAATGAGTGATGATCTAGCGAAACTGTTAGACGCTATGCGTGAAGAAATTGACACGCTAAATGAATTGGAAAAGGTTTATAATATACAGCAAAAATTGCTTCCCCTGTGCGAAGCAATTTTTCAACGTCAGAGCTTAGAGCGTATTGTAACTCGTTTTGAAGATGATATCGAATACCATATGGTGATCAATAAAGATGGTAATCCTCAACTGAAGACTCGTCAAAAATGCAAAGGATACACTCATGATGGACAGTAAAACACAAGCTAAACTGGATCTAGCAGTACAACGGTATGTTGAATCTCTAGACTTGGACAGTATATGTGAACTGGCACGATATAACGTTCGGAGCTACTATCAAAATTGCCCCACCAACGCAGAAATGTATGAATTTATGGACGAGATGAAAGTGACAGATGCGTCCATTAAAGGAGAGACAAAATGAACGGTAATTTAATTGCGGCGATGTTCTTTTTTTCACTGTCTTTGTTTTTGTTTATGGTGGCGCCCGGCGTTGTCGAACTAATAGAAAATAGCTACATAGGAGAGAAGTAATGAGTACTAGATGGTGCGGAAGGATTCCGGGTCTTTGATGAATCCGAATACTTTGTGGCATAAAAAAGTTAGTGAATGCGTTTGGATTAAGGAGAACACCTAATGGCTGAATATGAATTTTATGAGGAAAGTATACGAAGAATGCATAAAGAACAAGACGAAAAAGAACTAAAATGGGATAACCGTTTTATGGATATGGCTAAAATGATTTCTACTTGGAGCAAAGATCCTTCAAGTAAAATTGGCGCAGTGGCTGTAAATGATGAACGCCGTATTCTTGCTACTGGTTATAATGGTTTTCCAAAAGGTATTGCTGATACTGAAGAACGTCTGAATAATAAAGATGAAAAATATCCACGTATTGTTCATGCTGAAATGAATGCTCTTATGAATGCTTTGTATTCAGGTGTAAGTCTTAAAGATGCAACTTTGTACGTTTATGGATTGCCAGTTTGCCCTTCATGTTCTAAGTGCGTCATTCAAGCTGGTGTCAAACGTGTAGTAATACCAACAGATAAAACTGATAAAGGTAATTGGCAAGAAGTATGGGAACAACAAAGTTTGCCAATGTTTAAAGAAAGCGGCGTGCAAGTTACTGTTTTGGAGGTTTAATTAATGGCAAGTAGTCTTAGCGATATATACGTTGGCGTAAAAAAGAACGACCCAAATCGTAAGAAAAACGATTTCTACCCAACTCCTCCGCTCGCTACCCACGTGTTATGCAAATATAATAGACCACCGCAAAACATTTTTGAACCCTGCGCAGGAAAGGGTAACATTTCTGTTGAACTTGCTCGAAATGGTCATAATGTTTTAAGTCATGACCTACACGAATACGAAGACTCTCTATGTAGCATAAATACATCACACGACGCTCTTGAGACTCCAAAGCAAGACTTTGCCGAAGGTGTAGTAACTAATCCACCGTATCATAAGGACCTGCCTCGTAAGTTGGCTGAAAAGTGGATTGATGAATACAGTTATACTGCAATGTTTCTTCGCTTAACGTTTCTTGAAGGAAAAAAGAGAAAAAAACTATTTACAAATAACCCACCAAGTGATATAATATTTTTATCAGATCGCGCTAAATTT